AAAAGTTAAATGTTGTATCTTTTGTGTTAAACAAAAATTCTTTATGTTCTTCTTCTGTTATCTTTCCATTCTTGTAATCGCACCAATGGTGTGCGTAATCTTTCCTACCAAAGTACATATATACATCGAAAGCCTGTTTAGTTAATTCGGTATATGAGGCATAAGATTTTATGACAACATATTTACCCTCTAATTTTATTATAAAGTAGTTTTGTAGCTCCTCCATTTTGTTGATATTTCTTTTATTAATATAGCTCTTAAATTACTTATCGTATTAAAGATAGAACTTAAACTTATTGTAGTTGCTGATGATAACCTTCTCATTGGTATTCCTAACCAAAAGTATAAGTGAAATATTTTTCTGTTGTACCAATTCCACTCACTTACCTTTTTATCTACATCTACCATCATTTCATAAACAGAAGGATTCACTTCTTCAAAATCAACATCCATATCTGCTATTTCCTCTCTTAGTAAGTATTGTTGATACATCGCTTTTTCTTGCTCAATCTTACTGTCTATAAGCTCATTCTCATAAACTATCTTAGGTGTTTTTGTTCCTGTGCTTCCTTTATGTCTTTTCTGCCAAAACAAATTCCTTAGCGTTGTATAGATGTAAAATGTGTTTATCTCGTTTTCGTTATACATAACATCATCAACATCTTTTACGTACTTATCAATAGCAATATACATTTCTTGCACAAGCTCATTAGCGTCATTGTCTGACAACTTAAATGACTTAGCCATCTGAACCCAATCATTATGCTTTCTTGCAGCTACTTCTAATAATTTGTTAGTTTCTCTCATTCGTCTATTTTTGTTATTGTTACCTCTAGTCTTGGATTCTCCTTATCTATTCCGATATACTTTGAATTAACTTCAATTACAATTGATAAATCATCTGCTTCAATACAACCTCTTTCTACTAAAGCATCCTGAAAGAACTTGTCAATAACGCTTATAACATTCATTAAATCTCTTTTCCTTTTATCAGGGGCATAGTACTCGTAATGTATCTTCACTTTACCCTCTATCTTGAAGTCTAGCTTATGTTTTATATCTCTTTTGAACTTAACTTTAAGACCATTGGAAATTTGGTAGTGCCAATTTCTGTAGTTGTTTAGTGTTAGCCATCTTCTTTTCGACTTATCTGTTTTACCACTTTTTATGTATAGTGGCAAGTGCATACTTACAGATTCCCAAACCTCTACATCTCCTTTCATTTTACGTATTCTCATATTTCTTTTGTTTATCTTCTTCTCTAATATCATCCATTCTATCGAAAGGGGTTTTATTATTGAAGTAGTATCTTGACTTCTTAATATCGTATCTAATAGCTTCTACATCCTGTGGGTAACCAACAAGTTTCTGCTTCTTAATTTTTTGACTTCCGAAGATAACCGCTTTAGATGAAAAGTCTATAGCTCTATCAGGTCGCCATACAAATAAAACATTATCAGCTTTGTCGGCAAAAGTACCTCCACCTTTAATCTTGTTCACATCAGGCTTTGTGTATCTCCCATCGTCCCCTTTTTGAGGTGTTACTTGATGGGCAACTAAATGAATAGAAATATGATTGTCTACAGCAAACCTCTTCAACTCACTCATAAACCTCGATATGTACAAGTCCTCTCTTTCCCCTCTGTTCATCTTGTGTTGAACGGTGTTATAAGGGTCAATAATCAATGCTCTAATTCCTTGTGTCTTTATCAAATACTTTGCTCTTGCGAAGATGCTTTCTAAAGTAAAGTTCTTCTTGGGGTAGATAACGTTAAAGTGCTTCTCTACGAAGTCCATCCCTTCCTGATACTCGTCTTCACTCATATAGTTATTCTTGTAGAAAGGGTCGCAACTCTTACCGATATACATTTCGATAATATCATTGAAAAAGTCATTCATTGGCATATTTTCAGGGCTAAACACCCCGAACTTCCAACCATCAACATAAGCCTTAATCGTGGCTAATTGGTTAATGAATAAACTCTTTCCTTCATTTTGGTAACCTGTCCATATGTTTACCTCGCCTGCTCTCCAAGTCCACGCAGCATCCACCTGTGGAATATATGTTGTAGTACCTCTCTCTTGACCGTTTCTGTAACCATCCATCATAGATTCTTTACAATCTTCTGTGGTAAAGATTCCTTCTACTTTAGGCGAGGATGCGTTTTTAATACGTTCTCTTAGGTTTTCAGCACCTTCTGCCATTAGCAACTCATTCGCATCTTTATAAGGGCTTAAATCGACTAATTTACATTTCTCTGCACCGAACCTTCTTACTAACTCTTTTTGTAGGTTTCTTCCGTTATCATCTTCGTCTGTAGCTATAAATATTACTTTAGCCTGTTCAAAAACATCGTAACAGTTAGTGATACATTCTAGTTTCTTGTCTACGTTCTTATCTCCAACGTTAGGTGCGCCTTGATTGACAGAGGTATGAGCTTTAACACCTGCAACTTCCCAAGATAAAGAATCAATCTCTCCTTCACAAATAACAATACTACTTGCTTCCTTTACTCTATCGTAGTTGTAGATTACTGCTCTAGCATCTTTGGCTTGTGTAAAGAACTTGCCATCAACACCTCTTGTTTTATAGTTTATCATTTCTCCATTCATAAAGTATGGGAAAACGATATTTCTATTACATTTTGAAGATTGTATTCCGTTAGCCTCTATAACCTCCTTAGTGATGCCTCTTGATAGTAGAAAGTCGATTGCTTTCTTAGACGCTTTCGTATGGGTATCTTTCGTGGGCTTCTTGTATTGTTTAGATTGAACCATTGGGATTATCGTGTTTGCTTTGTTTGTTTTGATTACACCACTCCAACTACATTTATGACAATTGTATAGTCCTTCTGTCATATTTATACTCAAACAAGTGTCGCCTACATTCTTCTTTCCTACCTTAACACAATTTGGACACTTTACTTTTTGTTGAGCCGCATTTGGATTTCTTAGATGTATTCCTAAGTCTGTAAAATCACTTGTAGCTACCATTTGTTTTATTTGTTTTTATCGTACCTGCCAATACTAATAGAATCGTTGTTTACGTATATTCTTCTTTCTTTTCCGAAGTTGCCGATAGAACGAGTTACTCTGTTTATATACTCTCCTTCTTCAAGTCTTTTTAGTATTCTGTAGGTAGTTCGTTCGTTTAATCCTAAAGTCTTAGATAGGTTCTCATTACTTGCGAAGCAATATCCCTTCTTTCTTGATAAGGACACTATCAACGATAGTAAAGCTGCTTCCTGTATAGTTAATGAGGTATTCATATAGCTTAGGTTTATATTAACGAATTTTGTTTTTTGTCTTTGTTTCATCTTACTTTCTTTTAGATAATAGGGAGGCGAACCTCCCCTTTATCAATTCAACTCTAATCCTTAGAAAGGCAAATCATCACTTTCAACTGTTCCACCTCCTTCGGCAGTAGCTTCTTTAGGCTTGTAGTCATCCACCCAAACAGAGTGCGTGTTACCGAATTGGTCTGCTTGTCGTAGACCTCCTACTGTTAAATTAAGGTAAGACTTTCCGTTCTTGTGGTCTTTCCAAAACTTCTCAATTTGACTTTTTTCAATGCTTATGTTAGTTAAGTCGAAAGATTCGTGTTTCTTTCCTTTTCCTACATAAGTCTTTGTTGATTGTGTACTCATAATTTATAAATTTACTTATTATTGATTGAAAGCAGACCTTCTGCCTTTCTTAAATCCTCTATTGTAACCACCTCTATAATGGTCTTTACCGTAATCAGGGTACGGAGGGTAAGGTGCATATGGGCAATAATAATACTGTCCTTTTACATCCTTCCAACCTTCACAATATCCATCTTCAAACCCCTCTCTGTACTCTGATGATTGAGCCATCACACTCAAACCTGTAACTAAACTAACTAAAACAAATATTGTTTTTCTCATTTGGACAAAGCTATTAAGTTTTCTTTTACCAACTTAGATATAATGTACTTCTTTTCAATACTCTCTATTGTACCTCCTTTTTTGATATGATTAACCGCTTTCTCATAAGCAAAGCCTCCGTTGATAAGTTCAGGCTTCTTCTTAGCTTGTTTACCGTGTGTATTGGTTGCATCACTATCTTTGGTATCATCAATCAAAAACAACCCATTTAAAGCATACTTACGAGCATATGAGCTTGAACTACCGAAAGATTGAGCTATATCCATTCCTTTACGGTTTATGTCAATACCTGCTTGTGCCTTAACAACACATTCTCCGTTTCCATCAGAAATCATCGCAGTAGCTTCTACATAAGCGAGATTTGTACCTGCCAACATAATTTCATCTGAAATAGTAAGCAACAATCCTTCTGCTGCCAATAAAGGTTTAACTGCCTCTAAAATATCCTCACAACTTCTGTAGTTGTACTTACCAAAATTGTTTCTTTGGTTCTTTGGAGCTTTTAACTCACTTTGAATCTTTACTAATTTGTCTATCATAATACTTGGTTTTAAATTATCTTAATCTTTTAATTTGAGCTTCTGCCATTCTTAGTTGAGCAGATAAACTTTCTTTTTGTTCTTTTAGTGCCTCAATAATTGAATCTTGTCGTAGAACAAAATTCTGTAGTTGCTCTATCATTTGTACTCTCATTTTTGCTAAATCATCCATTGTTGTAGTTTTGATATATGCAAATATACACAAAAAGAAAGTCAGGTGCAAATAAAATGTTAATTATTTTCGGTAAAGTTTTGTAAAGTGCCAATTTAAAGGGGTTGTAGAAGTAAAAAAATAAGGAGGCTATTTAAAACCTCCCTATTTCAAGTAATTAAAACAAACAAACAAAGTATTTTTGACTATAACACGCTATATCTATATCTCGTGCTATATATTTTATCTTATGGCTATAGTACTTTAAATAATCTATAATACGTTATATATCTATATTACGTTCTATATAAGCAAAGGTACACAAAAAAGAAAGACTTGTAAAGGGTATTTTATTAACAATTTAGTTTATTTGGCAACTCCCTTACTTTTCTCCCAACTCCTAAGCCCTCCTAAACCAAGCATTCCGAGTAGTACTTGCATTGTTATAGTCGTGTTAATAACAGGAAATTCTCCTTCGTAACCATTTAACTTGGCAACAAACCTTAACAAAGGCTCTAAGAACACTGCGTAGCCTAATCCTACTGCGGCTAACCAACCCGTGAAAGGTCGCCAACCTGCGACAAATACGCTTCTGTGAGATGCTTCTGCTTCGTTTATCTTAGTCTGAACTTCTGCTAATTTTGCTGCAATCTCTAATTGCTTGTTAGGGTCGACTTCGACCCCTTTAATAGCTTCTCTAATATCTTTGGCTAATTCGCCAAGTCCTTTAGTTCCGCTTCCGAATAATCTTGATATAAAACTCATAATTTATGTATTAAATTCACATTTCACTTAACCCCTTATAGGTATAAAGTGTACCAATTACGTACACAATACCCCTTGAAAGGTATAAAACACCTCAAATAAGCATCAAAAACACTTTTCATAGGTATAAGATACCCTATTGAATTGAAGAGTTACTTAGTGCTAAAATCCCATCTAGCCTTAGTCCCACGAATATCGTAATGAATAAAAGAATTGTAGATGCCAATTCCTCCTTCTTTCATTTCCCCTAATTCTATAAGATACTCTATTGTTTCAGCTATATCTAAAGGGTCTAATCTTCTTGATGCTATATCGGCAGCCTTAGCTACTAAATGTTGGCTTGTAACTTTTCCACCGCATTTATCGTTCCACTCTAACGTTCTGTACGAAGAGTTTATCTGTATTGGTTCTTGGAGTACGTTCCTAAGTACTTGGAGGTTTTCGGCAAGCTCTTTGGTGTTGTGCAGAAACTCCTTTGGAACAGGGGTTTTATTCTCGTCATTGCAGTTAAATTCTCGTAAACTAAAGTTCTCTGTTAATTTTATCATCCTTTCTCCTTTTATTAAAAACATACCACTTCTGTAACGTGTACCCAATGGAAATAACTAATAATAATATTTTCAAAACCACGTCTAATTCTGTCATTGATAGTGTTAGCGTAGCTGTGTTAAATGCGTATAATTTAATGTCTTGTAATGCCATTAGAACTCTTTTGTATTTTCGTTGTTAATATTTATTTCTTCTTCTTCGAGTAATTCAACATCTTCTTCTTCCACAGGTCTAATTCTTGGCACAATTTTTTTACCGCTAACAGGGTCTATTCCGAGAGAGTATAGCTCCCACTTCCAATCACTTTTCTCTGTAAAGATAACAAAAGGACACTCACTCCTTGTTACCTGATTTGTATTTGTTTGTCCAAATGAAGTAACGACCCCCTCGATTAATATAATCCAATAGACTGTTTCTGAAGGATTCTCTATACTATATTTAAGTTCGTTGCTCATATTGTTATATATCTAATTCTTCTATTCCGTATTTCTTTAATGCACTCTTCCATTTTTTCTCCGTAGAGTATGTGGCTAAAGTATATTTTGATTCTGTAGTTTGGTTCGTTTCTGTAGAACCGTGAGTTACATAGTCTTTGCCATCTTTAGCAATCCAATAGGTCTTTTTACTTGGGTATTCTATTTTATTGTTACTCATATCTTTTAGATTTATATTCCTCCTCCGTCTGTTATAGTCCAACTCTTACCTGTTGTTAATGTTGCTCTGTACCCTGCTGAATCCGCTGTTGTATATGTTGAACTCCCCATATCAAGTGTAAGACCTGAAGGTGTTGTGTAATATTGGTCTGTCGCTAATGCTTTTAGTAACAAATCATAGTTTGCAGTTGTTAAACTACCACCATTTAAAAACGTTCCTAATCCTGTGCTTCCTGTGGATATGCTTGAAAAATCCCATTTTGAAATGTCAGCTGTTAAATTACATTGTTTAAACATTCCTCCCATTCTTGTAACACCTGTGGTGTTCCATTCTGATAAACTTCCGTTTCCTACGAAATTATTTGAAAATACAAACATACTTCGGCAATCTCCTGAAGTCGGAGGGTTAGGTGTGTCTATTGCTGTTATGGCTGTTAATCCATCACAATCAGCAAATAACCATTCGCTATTCGTTGGTGTATTTGTTCCCCATTGTTTAATATCTGTAATTTTACTTCTTGAAGGAGAACTCCAAGTACCTGCTCTTTTACCCCAAGTTAAATCTCCCCAACTACCTAAAATTTGTACATTGTAAGTACCTGCTGAAGTATATGTATGGGATAAAGGAGAGCTGTAAGGTTGTGCGGAAGTAATTTCTTCTACATTTCCATCGCCCCAATTAATATAAAAGCTAATAGTACCTTCGTCAATGACCTCTATCTCAACATCATACCCATCAGAATCAAGGGTATATTCTACAACCATAGCATCGTTGTAAAACCCTGTTAAACTTGTCTTACCTGCATAGGAACGTCTATAGCTTTCGCCCCAACCGTTAGTAGAGTTGATATAGCCTTGTCCGAATCCTATTATGTTATTTACGTGGGCTTGTCCCCAATCCTTTTCTGCCATTATCTAATTGTTTTAAGAACAGCTCCAATTTCTTTTTGTTGTCCTCTTTTGGTTTATATTGTTTTTTGTTCTCTTTTCCTTCCATATATTATAAATTCCAATTACTTGAATAAGCATCTCTGTCAGGGCTTATATCTTCGTTACTATTAGATAGATATTCAGGAAACAATGAATTATTGTTATTGATATAATCTATGAATCTGTTAGTGTAGTAATTAGCGTAATCTCTTTCCTTTTGAATTAAGAAGTCTATCTCTTCTTTAGTCGCAGGGCTTCCGCTTGTAGAATCATTCTTAAATACTCCTCCGTTAGCTATTTGATAAGATGCAAATGGCAAGTATTCTGCCATAGAGAAGTGTATTAACATTGGTTGAATATAGGTATTAACTAGAGTTAAATAGTTACCACCTAAACTACCTGCGATAATATCAGCTGAAATCTTATTGTAAAGGTCTGTGCCTAAATAATTTTGTACGTGGATGTCTTGTGCCAACTTAATGAATTGGATATATTTATCAACATCTACATTACCACTTATAGCAGTATTCTTTACTAAATCAGCTCTTTTTATAAATAGTGCTTTTGCCATCGTTTATCGTTTTATTCTGTATCAGTATTGTCAGGTTCTTCAACTTCTATATCTGAATCTGCAACCTCTGTATTAACATCTTTCTTAACTCCTGTTTCTTTCTCTATCTCTGCATCACTAATAGCATTGGTTAAATCAGTAAATTCAAGTGGTTGTAAAGTCTTAAAGTATATATCTAATTCTATACCATTGAATTGAAGAATCTCCTCTATCTCGTCAAGGATAGTAACTTGCAAAGGTCTAATAACCGTATTGTCCATAAGAACAGATGCAGTCTGTAGCTCTTCTGCATTATTACCTAAGCCTGATGAATCTTTAATCCCTACAAGCATCGGAGATACAATCCTGTGAGATACCATTACCTTTTTCATACTTTCGTCAGATAGAAATTGGTACTGTTGGTGTGCATCACTTAATTGTACAGGTTCGATACTTGCCGACAGCTCTTTAGAATCATTAAAGGCTAATATAAACCGCCCTGCATTACTTGACCCCGAAAACTTATCGTATATTTTCTGCTCTAAAAGAGTTCTTTCTTCTTCTGTTGGCACTCCATTGTTAAAGTTAATTAACATACTTGGAGCTAGACCATTCTGTATATTTGAGATATGGTAATTGGCAATCTCTTCTTCCATTTCTGCATATTGCAATCCTCCTTGATAATCTACAGGACTATAATAGAAATAACCTGCCTTATAAGGCTTAATATAAACTATCTCAATACTTTGTTTAGAAAACCCAAATGCAGGTATTCTAAGTGGCTTTTCAGATGTTCTCTTGTTTACCCAATCCTTATGATAGTAATAAGCCTCTATCTGACCGCTTTTAGATGCCTTTTCTGCCCTTAACGTCTGTACGGGTATATGCTCGACCCTTGCGATGCTTTTTCTGTCCTTAGAATAGATTACTTGGAACGCAGCGTTACCCATCATCTTGTAGTCATAACAAACGCTTTTTAAGCACTTCTTAGAGAACAATGCTTTCATTTCATCATAACCCTTAGAATCTTCTCCTTCAACTGCATCTAATCCTTTTCCGTATATCATATCTGCTATACCGTTAATAGCAGCGTTATTGGTTGGAGAACCATTATATCTTTCTATTAAGTATTGGAAGTAGTTATTATCTTCTCCGTATTCAACCCAATCTCTATTGTAAACCTCTTTAACTTCAGGCTTAGTATATGATGCGAAATTAACTACGTGAACTTTCCCTTCTGATTTTTTGATAGTTTTGCTACTATCATTCATTGGGTTATATTTTTTCTTTCTTGCCATCTTAAATTATATTATAATACTATAAAATCGTTATCGTGTGTGTTTTCTGTTACGTACTCTCCTTGATTAACTGTGTATTTTTGGTAATCTGTTTGGTCTGTACAGAATACTGTATCTCTATATATTACTTCTTTTTCTACAAGAGAAATTGTTACTGTGTCTGTAGTGGATGAAACTGTATCTGTCCAAGTAACGCTTTCAGGTAGGTTTGTTACATCCATATATGCTGTTTGACTTGAAAATACACTAGGGCTTCCGTCTGAAGTATCATAAGCGTTCCAATAAGGAGTAGTACTATCAACTGTAGGTAAAAAAGCCATAATCATATGACTTGCATCTACTCTATAAAAAATAGTAAAACCTGCATCTATAGCACTTTGTACGTAAGCTGCATTGGTTGAATCTGTTATATCAAACAACTTATAAGTACCATCAGCATTGTTATCTTTAACGCTATCGAAATGGAATTGAGTTATCATCTCAATCTCTAAATCATACATAGCTCCTTCTTCTAAGGTAAATGCTGCGTCAACATAAGAGTAGCCATCATCATAAACCATAAGTGATGGAATAGTGGTAGTAACTCTTGTATTCTTGTTCGTGAGCTTCACATTAACCCCTTGACCTGTGGTTCTTGGGACAAATGTCAATCTCTGTGTTCCTGTTGATGTTGTTAATATTTTCATACTATAAAGTAATACAATAATACCAATTTGTTTTATACAAAAAAGGGGCAGCATATAGCCACCCCTATTGAATTGTTAAACCACTATTAGATTCACAAAGAACCTATGATGGGTCTACTGTAATATATTCAGAATCTCCGTCAAAGTTTATCTTAACATCTGAAATAGTACCCGTTTTAAGGAAGTTAGCAGGTGTTTTCTCCATACCTGTTAAAGTAAGAGTATAACCACTCAAATCTCCCATAGCACCACCTGTTACGATAGTTCCTCCTGTTACATCTAATCCATTAAGCAAACCTGCAATGAAAAAGTTTCCGTTGTAATCTTCAATGATTACTTGTGGGTTTCCGAAAGCTAAAAGTTTAACCGCTTTGTTGTCTACTACAGACAATTTAGAAAGCGTTAGTGTTAATACTTGCTCGAAATAAGTAGTACCACTTTCTCTTGAAGAAGTGATATTTTGCTCAAAGGTAGAATTACCTTTTAAAGCGTATCTGTATGCAGTAGCACTTGTTGAACCTACATAAGAAATGATTTGGTCGCCTGAATAATCAGCAGCAACAACGTTGATTGTTTTTGCGTCTGTACCGTCATTCTCTAAGAAGTAAACGTTTTTCAAACCACCAACCGAATCTTTACAAGGTAAAGCTCTACCTGCGTCTATAAATGAACTACAAGCC